ACGCATTGTTTGTACTAGAAGACCTTTATACTTCTCAACTGACCAACGGCCATCTGAGTCAGCGTTAACATCGAAAGTACCAGCAGCGGTAATATCAGCTTGCTGAGAACCACGCTTGGCTTTTGAGTTAACTGTACGTACGATCTCACGGTTAATTTCTGCAAGAATCTCAGCAGACAAGATGTTTGCCAACTCTGATTCAGCATCTAAGCCGTGGATTGCTTTAAGGTCTTGGGCCAATTCCATGGAGTACTCAGCCTTAAGCGCACGTGACTTTGCAGTAACGGTTGCTTTTTCGATTGAGAATGCCATTTCATTAAAGTGACCACCAGTACCCATACCGGATACAGCGCCATCACCAAGAGCTTCAGCAGTAGCTGTAGCTGCAGGCTGACCTGCACCAAATACGTCTTCTACACCGTCGCTGTTAGCGTCAGCAGAAGTTTGGCCAGATTGACCTGGAGGGTTAATATCACCTACGAGAGATGAAGAACCACCAAGGTGTCCTGAACCAACACCAGAGAAATCAGTATCAGCTTCGTTAAAGAAAGCCTCATTACCGCCCTGTGTGCCGTACTTAGATTTCATTGCAAAGATAAGTCCTGTTGGACCAGTCATTGGCTGAACGCCAGCGATATCATAAGCAATAAGGTTAGGCATAGAACGACGTACTAAAGAGATTAGAATTGGATCCCAGTTGCCGATGTTCGAGCCGGTTGCGTTAGTTGGAGCAGCTTCGTTCAATGAACTGAAGTTAGCATGTCCACGCTCTTCTGCAAGAGCTTTTTCTGTATTTTCGAGAACAGTAGCAGTAACACCACGCTTATAACGATCTTTCAAGTCGCCATCTACGTCAAGTACTGGGTTCCATTTCTCGAGAAGTTTATCAGTAGTAAACATAATTATTTCTCCCTATGGATTATTTGTTAAGTGCTGCTAAGTAGTGAGCCATTGAACCAGAAACTTCGATCTCATGATCGGTGCCTTCAGTCATAACTTCTTCAGTAGCATCATTCGAGGTTACTTTAGTCTTGAAATATGATTCCTTTACAGACTCAACCTTTGCAGCGAATGCATCGGCGTCATCAGCATCGATATCAGATACCAAAGACTTAAGCTTATCAGCTTGGGCCTCAGAAAGACCGGCAGAAGCTTCGTTAACGATAACGATACGATTAAGTTTTTCAACTTGCTCTTTGAGTGCAACGTTATCAGCGATTGTGGCATTAACCTGCTCTTCAAGGCCATCTTTTGCAGTTGATAGTTCATCAACCAAATCGACTTTGCCTTCAGGAACATCAATGTAATGCTCAGTGAATACACCGTGTAACGACTTCATGAATGACTCGGAGATCTCGGTACGAAGACCAGTTTCGATCGCCAGTTTATTATCATCCATCCAGTTTTCTACGACGTAGTTAAGGTAGCCATCAACTTTCTCTACGAGATCGCTGTGGATTCGAGTGGTTTCTTCGGCTAGCTCTTCAGCATAAGATTCTTCGAGACGCTCAACGTGCTCTCCGATCTTTGACTTAAGTGCAGCTTCAAAAATGATCTCAGCTTTGTCCCTAAAACCTTCTGACAATGTAGCTTCAGAATCAACTAATGCAGTAAGATCTTCTTCGAAGATTCCTTCAGCATCATCAACTTCTGTGCTCTCATTATTCATCACTTTATTATAGGACGCCATGAGCTTTTCTTTATTCATTTTTGACATCTCTTTATACATGGCATTAACCATTGCAGCCTTAGTCTTAGGCACTGGAGCTTGCTTAGGGGCAGACGCATCAATTGCTTTGTCTGTCTCCGCAGCAGCTTTTACGCCGTCCGCTTTAGGATCTGCAGTAGCAGCCTCTTCAAGATTGTCCTCATTAGAAACTTCAACAGTATCATCAACGAGTTCATCTTGGAGTGTATCTTCAGAAACGCCTATTTGATTTTCATCAGACATTTATTTACTCCTTCAGAGTTAAAGTTTTGAGAGGAAATCTTTAAAGGCTTTCATCTGCATATTTGCATTTGGAGCTTTTTTAATCTCTGTCTCGAACTGTTCAAATTCTTGCTGTTTGAATACACCATTTTCTAAGATCCATTCTACACCTTCCATTACGCCATTGACGAAAGCTTCTGGTGCAGACGGGTCTTGTACGATATCCACGGCATTTAACATGAAGTCATTATTTACGACATTCACTCCGCCTTTATTAGCAAGACTACCCATTCCACGACTTGAGACACCCATCTGAACTTCACCTTCGAGTAGACCTTGTACGATCAAACCCATTGGAGTATCCAAAATAGTTGCCTTACCCACAACATTATTACCATCCCATTT